AGTAACAACATATGAACAACAAAGTATTGGAAGATGGTGAAAGAAAGCTACCTCCTGCTGCTGGCATGGGCAGGGCTAAGGGAGTGCCTAACAAGAGCACTGCTGCGGTGAGAGAGGCTATCGCAAAGATGGCAGAACTAAACGCGCCAAGGTTTTCTAATTGGCTAGACCAAGTAGCCGCAAAAAGCCCAGAAAAGGCTTGTGATATTTATCTGAGGGCTATCGAGTACCACATACCCAAGCTGGCAAGAACAGAGGTAACGGGAACTGACGGGCAACCAGTTGCTTTACAAGTGACATGGGCGCAACCAGAATAATCATTCCGTATGCACCGCGAGCGCAACAGCTACAGATACACCATGCGCTTGCAGACAAGCGATTCGGAGTCGTTGTGGCTCACCGTCGTATGGGGAAATCAGTCTCCGCTGTCAACCATCTCATTAGGGCAGCAATAGAGAACACAAAGGAGGCTCCAAGATATGCGTTTATTGGGCCTACCTACTCCCAGACAAAACGAGTTATCTGGGATTACCTCCTCAAGTTTACCGAGCCCCTTAACGCCACCGCGAATATTGCAGAACTTCGGGTTGATTTCTGGGGCAGACGCATCCAACTTGCGGGGTCTGATAACCCAGACTCTCTTAGAGGACAGTATTTTGACGGCGTCGTTTTTGACGAATTTGGAGACCAGAACCCTAAAATTTGGTCGGAAGTGGTTCGTCCGGCCCTGTCAGACAGGATGGGATGGGCGTTATTTCTCGGAACCCCAAAGGGAAACAACCACTTTAAGAGTCTGAGAGACCATGCGTCAGAGCATAACGATTGGGCCTTGCTTGAGTTCCGAGCATCCGAGACAGGTCTTATCCCTCAAGCTGAACTCGATGCAGCCAAGTCCGAGATGGGAGATGATAAGTACCTACAGGAGTTTGAGTGTTCCTTTGACTCAGCAATCGAAGGAAGTTACTACGGGCAACTTCTCAATGAGCTACCGTCTGAGCGATTCCATGACATCCCTATAGACGGTTTAGCCAAGACTTACTGTGCCTGGGACTTAGGGATAGGCGACTCCACTGCAATCTGGGTCTGTCAAAGAGTGGGCTTAGAGACACGACTCATTGACTTTGTGGAGAACCACGGTCAGGGTCTTGACTGGTATGTGAACTGGCTAAGAACAAATCACTATGAGTTGGCCGAGCAGTTACTGCCTCACGATGTGCAAGTCAGGGAATTAGGCACTGGACGCTCAAGGATGGAACTCCTGCAAGAAGCAGGGTTAAACATCACAATTGTGCCGAGAATGAGTGTTGACGATGGGATACAAGCCGTAAGAAGGCTGATTCCTTATTGTTGGTTTGACTCTAAGACAAAGCGTGGAGTGGACGCACTAAGGAATTATCGGCGACAATACGATGATAAGCGTCAAGTTTATTGGGACAAGCCTCTTCACGACTGGGCATCTCATGCTTCTGACGCATTCCGGTATTTAGCAATTGGTATGTCTGAGACAACATCTTGGTCAAAGCCTCTGAAACCTAACGTAAGCTGGGTGGTGTAATGGACGACGGTAGACTCAAAGCAATACTGCAAGGCGAAATCGACAACGCCATAGGTTTCCTGGAGACCGAGACGGTCGAGCAGCGCAAGAATGCGCTTACGGCCTACATGCGTGACCCCTACGGTAACGAGGTCGAGGGTCGCTCTCAGATTGTTACCGGTGAGGTTGCAGAAGCGGTAGACGGGATGCTCCCGCCTCTTATGCGTTTGTTCACATCTGCCGATCAGATTGGTGTATTTGAGCCTGTAGGCCCAGGCGATGAGCCTTTGGCAAAACAAGCAAGCGAGTACACGAACTGGGTGCTTATGAAGCAGAACCCAGGCATCTCGATCATGCACGACTGGTTCAAGGACGCGATCCTTCAAAAGGTCGGGATCATCAAAGCCTACTGGGATGATTCGATTTCGGTCACAAAGGAGCAGTACGCAAACCTGACAGACGACGAACTCGCCATGATTATGTCTGACGGGACGATGGAGATCGCTGCCCAAGAGACGATTGAGCAAGAGATTGACGGTCAAATGATGCGCGTCCATAACGTCGCGTTGATGAAGCAAACCAAGTCAGGAAAGATCAAGATCGAGAATGTGCCTCCCGAAGAGTTCTTGATCTCAAAGGCAGGAAAGACTGTCAGGGACACGCCTTTCGTTGCACATAGAAAGCTCATCACAAGGTCTGATCTGGTTGCGATGGGGTTTGATCCTGAGATCGTGATGAACCTTCCGGTTTACAACGACCTTGAGTTTTCTGCTGAATACATCGCTCGATACAACCGAGACGAACAGCCCTACATGGAGCCAAGCCTCGACAAGTCCATGCAGACGGTTGAAGTGTTTGAGTGCTACCTAAAGACAGATTACGACGGAGATGGGATTGCAGAACTTAGACGGGTTCATTTTTCTGGGAATGAAATCCTAAGTAACGAAGAAACTGACTATGTGCCGTTTTACACCCTCTGTCCTATTCCGATACCTCATCGCTTTTTTGGGGATTGTCCTGCTGATCGTACAGTTGATCTCCAGCTTATCAAGACTACTTTAACGAGGCAGATGCTTGATAACCTGTACTTACAGAACAATACTCGGATGGGTGCTGTAGAGGGTCAGGTTAATCTCGATGACCTCATGTCGGTGACCCCTGGAGGTGTAGTTAGGATGAAGAATCCCGCTGCACTTGTACCGATTACAGTTAATCCTGTTGCTCAACAGGTATTCCCTTTCATGGAGTACCTAGATCAGATCCAGGCCAAGCGTACGGGCGTTACCGAGGCTTCCCAAGGGTTAGACCCCAACATCCTACAAAACGTGACTGCTGCGGCGATAGCGGCTCTTACGCAAGCCTCACAAGGCAAGATAGAACTCATTGCTAGGATATTTGCAGAAACAGGCGTAAAAGATCTTTTCAAAGGACTTTTACATCTTTTATGCAGATACCAGGACAAAGCAGTTTTGATTCGGATGCGTGGGCAGTACGTCCAGTACGACCCAAGAGAGTGGTCGAACCAATACGATGTATCAGTGAATGTCGGACTTGGTACGGGGAGCATGGAACAAAGGATGGCCATGCTCAGTATGGTTCTTGCGAAACAAGAGCAACTCATGCAGACGCTAGGCCCGAACAATCCTTTGGTGTCTGTCTCGCAATATCGTGCGACGCTCGGAAAACTCGTTGAGGCTGCCGGCTTTGTAGACTCTGCTGAGTTCTTCAAGCCCGTTACACCTGAGATTGACGCAATGCTCGCACAACCTCAGCAACAAGGCCCAGATCCTGCTGTGCAGATGATGATGGCTCAGGCTCAAGCAGACATCGAGATTAAGCGTCAGAAAGCTATGGCAGACATTCAGCTAGCAAGAGAGAAAGCTGTAGCCGAGCTAGAACTCAAGCGCATGGAGTTCGAGGCAGAGGCGCAGATGAAGGCTATGAAAGTAGGTGCTGGGATTACATCTAACATTGAGATACCTGGGTAATCATGGATCTAAGCGCATTTGGTAGCCCAGAGGACTTTGCATGGGGCATGGCTAATGTCCCGGGGTTTTTAGAGCTTGCTGCAAGCTACGGGATTTCTTACTCGGACATCCTTAACTACATTGCGCCTGCCCCTGCTCCTGAGCCTACGCCTGCTCCAACCCCTGCCCCAACACCAGAGCCTACTCCTGCGCCAACCCCAGAGCCGACTCCCTCTCCAACACCTGCACCTACATCCGCACCTGAGCCGGTTTACGTTCCAACCTACGAACCTCCTCCGACCTACACAGAGCCTGAGCCTGTTTACTACGAGCCACCACCAAGAACACCCTACAACGGGTATGACTTCAACTCGATTGTTAGCCAAACGCAGACAAGGGCTAACCAAGGCTTTACGCCGTCTGAGTTGTACAACTATGCAGTCTATTCGCTAGGCTTTACTGGCCCAGAAGCACAGAGCATCCTTGCTAGCGTATCCTTCCCCAAAACTGCGGAACAAATTGAGGCTGAAA